CAAAGATCCTTCCGATCTACCTGCCGATCACCCTCACGTACAACACCCTGAACTGGAGATAAACCATGTCCTACAAAGACACTGGCCTGATTTTCGCCGGCAACGTTTACATGGCCCCGATCGTAAATGAGGTGCCAACGGATTTTGCCGGCCCCATCAACGTAACGCAGCTGGAGCTGACGCCGCCATCACCGGAAGCGATCGACCGCACCAGTTACCAGCGCGACACTTACGGGCAGGTATTGGACTCCGTGAACCTGCCGGGCGAAGCCCCGCGTATGGCGATGTCCTTTGACTCTCTGCCTGCTCTGTTGCTGGCCGATGCGCTGGCTGGTACCACCGAGGATTACAACGCGAGCCTGCAGACCGTGACAGCGGAGCCGGTGACCTTGAAAGAGGGTATCTGGCAGAAGCTGCCTTATCCAAACGTGGACGCTGCCAGCCTGGTTGTAACCCTGGAATCAGACGGCACCACCGTACTTGTGCGCGGTACCGATTATGAAGTGGAGGCTGTAAGCGGCTTGATCCGGGCGCTTAATCCTACCGGTGCTGCGGCCGTCACTATCGACTTTGACACTGAGGCATCAACCGGCCAGCGCATTCTGGGTGCCACTGAAATTACCAAAAAGCGTCAGATCATTATGGATGGCAAGAACCTGGTTACCGGCAAGCCTGCCCGCGTGACCATTTTCAGTGCTTCGTTCAGTGCCAGCCAGGCGGTGGATCTGATGGCCCGGGAATTCATCACCGGTACCCTTGAGGGAACCATGACCACGCCTGAAGGCAAGAACAGTCCCTATGAAATTGTAATGCGGGACTGATCAACATCGTGGGCGGGCTTCCCGCCCAAACCAACATCCGTGATACCAGGAGAACACCATGAGCAAGGCACCACAGAAAGTTGAGGCTGTCCTGAAAAAGCCGCACCGCCACAAAGGTGTGGAGCTTCCGGCTGGCGCAAAGATTGATCTCACCAAAGAGCAGGCAGAACGCCTGACGCGGCGAGAAGTCATCTGACCACCTGGTTATAAACCTGTAAGAACAGCACCCCGCCTCGGCGGGGTTTTTCGTATTTGGAGCACCCATGGCAGCCCAGAAGCAAGAAGTTGAATTGCTCATCAAGGCCGGTACCGAAGGCGTTAAGTCTATCGGCCAATTGTTGAAAGAGCTGGAGGCTCTGGGTGAAGACACCGGCGAAGCGAGTGCCCAGTTGCAGGGTTTGGCCAGTAGCCTGGCGGAACTCAAAAGCCAGCAGGCCCTCGTTAAACAGTTTGCCGACCTGAAAAGCCAGACCAGGCAGCTGGCACAGGAACAGGCAGAAGCTAAGGAGCGGGCAACCGCTTTGGGTAAGGCGCTGGCTGATACTGAAAAACCAACCAAGGCGCAGCGCCGGGAATTTGAGCAGGCAAAGAAAGCCTCGCGTGCGGCTAACGAGGCTTGGCAGTCCAACCAGCAGCAGCTCAATGAGCTGCGGGGCACATTGGATGGCGCGGGAATCAGTACCAGGGATCTGGCCGGTGAGCAGGTCCGGATCAAAAAGGAAATTGCCGGCGTCAACCAGGCCGCCGAGGCCATGGCCGGTGAGCTTCGTCAGGTTAAGGAATCCGCCGAAGGTGCGGGGAAGGGGGCTGATAAAGCCGCTAAGAGTACAAAGGATCTGGGCAATGAGGCGGAGAAGTCCCGGGGGCTTCTGAGCAAGCTTGGTGGTGGGCTGAAAGCAGTGGCGACGGGTGCCACCGCATTGATCGCGGGTGTTGGCGCTTCAGCAGCTACTTTGTCTTTGTTTTCCCGCAGCCAGGCGACGGTGGCTGATGACCTGACGAATACAGCCAACGCTATCAACGAGAGTCGCCAGGCGCTGCAGGTGTGGCAAATTGCCGGCGATCGCGTGGGCCTGAGTGGCGAGAAAGTCAGTGACATTCTGCGCAGTGTGACTGAGCGCCTTGGTGAGTTCTCTGCCAATGGTGGAGGTGAAGCTGCCGATGTGATGGAGAGGCTCAATCTAAAGATTGAAGACTTCCGAGGTTTGCGCCCATCTGAGCAAATGCTCAAGTTCGCCGAGGCTATTGAAACGCTCCCGAAGGATGAGCAAGTCGCTCTGCTGGAGAAGCTCGCCAGCGATGCCAGCCAGCTGCAGCCTTTGCTGGACGATAACGCTGCCGGTTTGAGAGCGATCGCAGAAGAAGCGGAGCAGTCCGGGGCTCTGTATTCCGAGGAAGAGCTGGATAAGCTTCTCCGCGCCAACGATATCTATAACTCCATCACGCTGAAGGTTCAGGGCCTTACCCGAAGGATTGGCGCTGAGCTTGCTCCTGTGGTCGCTGATGCAACCGACAAGGTTGTTGGCTTGTTTGAGCAAAACGAAGGCGGCCAGAAGCTGATCGATCTGTTCAAGCGCATCACGCAATGGGGCGCTGAAATGGCGGTCAAGCTGGTGGAGAACTCCGAGAGTATCTCTGCTGGGTTCGGCACCCTTTGGAACACTATCCAGGCTGGCGCCAGTGGCGCTATGGCTGTATTTCGCGGCCTGCAAACCATTGTGTCTGGCTGGGCCACGTTGGTGGCTGGGAGCTTTGCGACGGTTCTCAGCATAGCGGAGGGCCTGGCTGTTGCCATGAATAAGGTGGGCCTCGTTAGCGATGAGACTCTGAACGCCATCAGAGCAAAGGCCGACGCAGCCCGCGAAACCGTGGTAGAGCTTGGCAAACAAACTGTCGAATACGGCCGCCAGGCGGTGGAAGCAGGAAAAGACGTTGTTTCGGCCTTTGAGCCTGCAAAGCAGACATTGCAGGAAACAGAGCAGGAAACAAAGAAAGCCGGTGAGGCCCTTGTTGAGCTGCAGAAGAAAACTCAGGCGGCCGGTGATGAATCTCAAAAATCTGCCGAGGGTGCGCGCGAGCTTGCCAAGGCTTATCGCGATCTGGGAGTTACCAGCCAGCAGGAGCTGGATAAGACTGCAGAGAGTGCGCGGGGTGCCTTTGAGCAGATAAAGCAGAGCGGCAGTGCCACCAAGCGTGAGCTGTCTGAGGCCTTCAAAGTCTACGCCCAGGCCATCATCGACACGGGCGACAAAGCGAAGATCCGGGCGCTGGAAGCTGAGGCGGCGAGTCTCGGGTTACGTGATGCCCTCAAGGAAGTGAAAACCCAGGCAGAGGAATCTGGAAACGCCGCCAGTGCCGGTGCTGAGGATATTGCTGTAAAGGCTGGCAAAGCTGCCGATGAAACAAAGCGCCTCGCAGATGAAACCCGGAAGGCCAAGCAGGAAGCGGAGGCCGCACGGGAGAAGTTTCGGGAAACCCTTGGGGCCTCCTTTTCCAAAGCGATATCCACGGCCAGAGAGCAGGTAACTGCTCTATCTGTGGCTGCCCGAAACCTGTTTGAAATGAAGATCGGCGGCAACGCGTTTGTGAAACAGAGCGAAGACGCCGCCGCATCACTGGAGAGGGCTCGCCAGCGCACGGATGAACTGGCATCCGCCCGCCGTCGATTGATGTCCAGCAGCCTCGCGGCATGGTTCGCCGATACCGCCCTGGCCGCTGCCGAGGTAGAGGAAAAGTTCTGGTCCCAGGCCGTGGCCATGGAGAACCTGCAGGGCAAGATCGATTCCGGCAGCTTCAGCCTTGATCAGCTCAACCGCCTGAGCGAAACCGCCGCCAACCGATTTGACCTGCTCGACAAGCAACGCCTCAGCGGCCTGCAAAGTGCGATCGACTCTGCCAAGCAGAAACTGCAGTCACTCACCGACACCGCAGACAACACCCTCAACAGTCTGCGCCAGCGCCTGGCGGATATCCGGGGCGACACTGAGGAAGCCCAGCGGATTCAGTATGAGTCCGAGCGTAAGCGCTTGCAGGAGCAGCTGGAGCAGGCTCGGCAGGCTGGCGCCGATGAAGCCGCTGCCGACTACCAGCAGTCCCTGGACACCCTCGAAAAGATCTACCAGATCGAACAGAAGAACCGCCGGGAAGCCGATAACGCCCGCGAAAAAGAGGCCGCCGATCGCGCCCGTGAGCAGCAGCTGGCAGAGATTGAGCGCCAGCGGGCAGAGCGTGAGCGAAACACCACCACGAGCCGGCAACAGAGCGTTCAGTCTCGACCGTCCCAAACCATCGTTCTTCAGACGCCAAACGGCGGACAAACTGAAATACAGACCTCCGACCCTGACAGCTTTTTGGCCGTTCTCGAAGAAGCCGGTCTCAGGAGCCTTTGATGACCCTGCAAATATCCCTCAGCGATGGCACCACCACCCTGGCGCTGCCGCCCGATCTTGAGTGGCAAGACGAATTCGACTGGACGCCCGTCGAACACAGTACCGATTACAGCAACACCGGAAGCCTGATTGTTCATGAGGGGGGGCGGCAAGACGGCCGGCCCATCACGCTCTTCGGAGGTACAGATGGGGCATGGATGTCGCGGGCGGACGTGGAGCAACTCTATGCCATGGCATCCGTACCAGAGGCACAGTTCACGCTCATGATTTGGGGGCAAAGCTTCAACGTCATGTTCCGCCGGCCGCCGCTGCAGGCAAAGCCTATTCGCCGCCTGGCCAACCCGGGGCCTGAACACCAGTACGCCGTCACCATCAACCTTATGGAGATCAACCCATGACCATCACCAGCGATCAGGTCGTTCTATCCGAATCTGAAGTTATGGCAGATACCGACGATGGCGGCGGCCGCATGAGCGGGCGAATTGTCGTCAGCGGCCAGATCAACAACACCTTTCCAGATATCAGCCGGATCGACCGCGTTTATGGGCGGGTGAACTTGCGAAAGCTTTACCTGTTTGTGAACGCGGCCAACACCGATGTGTTCCTTGGGGCGCACACCATCCTGAGCCAGCTGGCCAAAGACCCGAACGTGTTTGTTCTGCTGTTCAATACCAACAGCCACACCGATCGGCGGGTGGATGCCCAGGACAGAATCGAGAGCTACGTGGTGGCCAGTACCGAGGCACCTTTTTGGCTGTGGGGGCGTCAGCTGAAGGGGCAGCGG